GTCCCCAGTCTAGAGCAATGGGAGGAAATTCGTCAACTTGATTATAGACAATTTGTCTAGCTTCCAAGATACGTTCTTTTCCAATGGAGTTCAGATTTGCCTTTGATGCTTTGATGAATTCCTGTAGGTCTTCTTTGTTTCCTTTCTTGAAACCACTAACATACAATTCACGAACTTCTCTCATGACAGTTTCAGTTTCCTTAGAGAAAGTAATTGTACCACTCCTGAGAGGGATTTCCATCCTCTTCATACATCCCATAGAAAACTTCATTGCATCTCTAGTTTCTTCAATAGTAAGTGCATCAGGTTCCTCATCACGAAACATATGTTGAACAACACCATTACTACACTCAATTACACGAAGAATAGCAAGTTTATCTTTTTCATCGTCTGACATACTGTCAAATACATCTTCCCAGTTTTTCATAATAAAATAATAATCACTCTAAAGGTCTAATGAATTCATTGGAAATAATCTCAGTTGACTCCAACATCTTCTGCATATACTCTACACCTTTTTCTGGTGTTGTGTGATCTCCACAAGTGAAAGCATCACAAATTGCCATACCTTTTTCTGGCCAAGTATGAATAGTAATATGTGATTCTGCAAGCATAGCAATACCAGTGAGACCTTGTGGATCAAACTTATAGACATTGAGATTGAGGAGTGTAGATTGACACTCCTTTGCTGCATTATAGAGAACCTTTCTCATATAACTCTCATCCTCCATTAGGTCAACATTACATCCTTTGAGAGTAAAGAGGATATGTCTCATCAACCAAAACTGGAATCAGGTTCCAGAGCAATGTAGTAGGTTAGGTCATGATTCTTAGAGGTGAACCTTGAAAGGAGTTTCTGAGAGACCACAACTTCATAGGTTCCAGGAAGAATCTTGATATTCTCTACCTTGAAGTTGAAAGTGAATTCTTTATCGGTTTCACCAACAATAATAGAGAAGTCATTAGAAGTATCATTCTTCTTGTCACGAACAACAAGTTTGACTACACCTGCTTCACCAACAGCAGAAAGATCTGGAAGTTGATAGACAGCAGATGCTTTCAATAGTTTTTCCAGTTGCTCGGTGCTCAACTCAAAACAAACATCTTCCGTAGGAAGATTGATTGCTTTATCTGGAGGAGTCACAATGACATTAGGGTCAGCAAAGAAATACTTAGAACGAGATTTACCTTCACGAATAACAACATATCCATCTTGAGCAAAATCTAACTCAGGACTTTTATGAAGACTCAGACCATTCAAAAATTGATTGAGGTCGTAAATACCAAAGTCTCTTGTGAAGTCTTCGCTAATAGTTGCCTCAGCAAGAATGTTTTTCATCACACTGATAGTCCTCAGTTTGCTACCTTCTTTGAAAAGGATGGACTGATTGATTGAAGAAAAGTTCTTCAAGACAGAAATAGTTTTATCAGAGAGTTTCATAGAGTTTCGAATTTTCATCACTGAGGATAGGTTTCACGATTTGCATTCTTATCATTGAAATGCATCAGGAGCACAGCATAATGCATAATCTTCATAATGTCACGCCTTGCTGTTCCTTTCTTATCATACCTAGAGGCATACTTTAGAATGTTTGATCGACAGAATGCCTCACCATCACCGCAAGCTTCAATAAGATCCAGAGTTTGAACNTTATNATCTCCTGCTGAATAGTGGGCATTATATGTTTCAGAAATATAATTACTTAGTTCTTTGAGGATTTCATCCTCACTATACTTGAAACGATTTGGATTGGTACTAGTCATAATCAATTCGTCATACAAAAGAGACCAGGAGTTAGTCATATTATATCAGGAGACAACCTCTTGGTCAACAGGCATCTGGAAATCAGCATCCACTTTGTCATATAGCTCCAGGAATGCTTGCTTGGTTTCATCATCAAAACGATTCACACAGACTTGGATTGCCTTTGCTTTGTCGTTGAAGATGCTGTATGCCTTCACAATGTGAACCAGACGACGAGTGCTGATGATTTCTTCAATACCACCATCATAGAAGGTTTTACGAATGATGTCTGCCCAGTCAGCAAGACGCTTACAGAACTCAGAATCATCACAGATCTTGTTCAAGATCTTAGTTTCAATAACAACAGTAGGATAGTCTTGCTCAAAAGTTACAGGGAAACGCTCAAGAAATGCCTCATTCAGAACATTGGTGCCGATAAATCGACCATCGTCAGAACCCTTTCCTTTAGTATTAGCAGTTGCGAATACATTGAAACCCTTTTTAGGAGCAACCCATTTGCCAATTTTCTTTAGGAAAACTCCCTTACCTTCAAGGATAGATTGAAGGCAAAGAATCTTGTTTGAGGCAAGATCAATCTCATCAAGAAGTAAAATAGCACCTCTCTGTAGTGCTTCAATGACAGGTCCATTGTGCCAGACAGTCTCTCCACCAACAAGACGGAAACCACCAATCAGATCATCTTCATCAGTCTCTACTGTGATGTTGACTCGGATGAGTTCTCTGCCGAGTTGAGCACATGCTTGCTCGATAGAAAAGGTTTTACCATTGCCCGAGAGACCCGTGATAAACGTAGGGTAGAATAAATCGGACTTAATAATCTTTTTAATATCACCAAAGTTGCCAAACTGGATGAAGGAATCATCTTTCTGAGGAATGAGGTTTTGTTCAACTGCAGGCATTGCTGCAGGTCCATTATAAGTGACTTCTAACTCTTTCACAGTCTCTTTCGTTACTTCAAGATTCCACTTACCGCGACCAACTTTAAAGTCAACCATTTTATTGGTGATGGTCTGATAGTTAGTTCCATTCATAGCACACCATGCACGAATATCAGCTGTAGTGACTTGATTGCCATACAGTGCCTGAAGAGAAGTGCGAATGTACTCAGAGGAGACGGTCATTTGCTTTGTTTGAACTGAAGTTATTATAGGGCATAAAAAAGGGGTCCGAAGACCCCAGTGGTCACTTTTCAGACCGTCCATACTTGTATCGTAAAGCCTGAAGCAACCATGCTTGATGTAAAGACTTAGGACCATTCTCAAGAATTTGCATTACTTTGGGATCTTTTTCTGATTCTTTCGCAATTTCTTTCCAGTTGTCTTTGTATTGAGTCATGCTACAAGAGTAATAAACTCACCGAGGACTTTCTTATTTAGTTTTTTTGTCTTCAAAGATTTGATGAAGGCAGATTTGATTTTTGCTTTAGTTGCACCATCATCAACTTCAAAATCAGAGTCCTGAGAAAGTGCTGATGATGAGAGACCAAAGTATGCATGGTATCCAGAGTTCTTGATATTGAAACTACGATTCTTTCTCCATTCATTCAGAAGTTTTGGATACTCATCAGAGTTTAGTGTATAAAATCCTTTGAGGAATGTTGAGGCATCCCGATTCGCAAGAACACGAATACCAATGAAGTTGACTGATGGAAAGTTGTCTCGAAGGTTTCTCAACATAACAGTAGAAAACTCATTCCATTGATATGGGATTTTATAAGTATTGCCAGTCTTACGATCTCGAAGGAAAGAAATTCCACCGGGAAGTTGACGAACTCCCATAAAGGGTTTGGGTTCCCAACGATTCTTAATCTCAACATGACGGCATAAGTGCGATGCTTCACCATCTGTCAGAACAATACATTGCACTTTTTGCAGTTTATTCTTTTTCTGAAACTGAGGAAGGATCTGATGAAGACTTACAAATGCTTCATTTAGAGGAGTACCAGAAAGGCTCAAACGACTAGGAACAGAATAAGGTGATCCATAAAAATTGTAAAAAGACTTTGCAATCCTCCAAATGTTAATCATCTGATGTTCAAGTTGTTTACTATTGGTTTTACTGGTGAGAATATTCATCATGGAAAATCTATTATCAACAGAAAGAAGATTCTCTTTCCTCACATAGGACCAAGCAAACTCTCCAGTATCTTCAGGAAGTTTCCACTCAGATGTGAATGCATATACTTCAAATGGAATAGATACTTTCTTACAAAACCAGACCAGATTATAAAGTTGCTTGATGGTGTCAGGCAAGACTTTACTCATAGATCCACTCCAATCAAGAACAAAGATCAATCCATGATTCTTACCATCAGGAAGAACAGAAACTTTCTTGAATAAATCTTCATTGTATTTGTAAGTATGGAGTTTGGATGTATCAAGAATACCTGTTCGGGAAGTTGTAGCACGAGCATAAGAGTCTGCTGCCTTACGACACTCAAACTCTTTTACAAGATAGTTCACTTCTTTCTGTGCAGATCTTTTGAACTTTTTGAAATCTTGATCTACACTTTCAAAAACACTTTGTGAGACACTAGTTTTCTGAATATTGAACCAAGTATCAATTTCTTTATGAATATCATCATTGTCAGCAATGATATGCTTCAAATCAACTTGAGGAATCTCAACATAAACATTTTCATGTGCATTCTCATTGACAAGATTCTGTAGATTATCCTGAAGAGAATCTGCAGTCTGAACCTCAGGTTCATCCTTCAGAGGAGCACCAGCAGGTTCATTATAATCTGCATCTTTAGACATCTCACCATAGTTCATGGACTCACCAGAACCTTCTGTAGGGGCATCTTCATGACTCTCTACCAGTTCATTTGCAGGTTCTTCAGACTCTCCACCCATCTCATTGGAAGGCATGGGCATATCATCAATCTTTTCCTCTTTCTCTTTCTTACAAAATAGATAGAGTTTTTCTGCTACTTCTAAAACCTCATCAAAGGTTTCTGTATCAGCAATCATATTGATGATTTCCATTTCATCATTAGAGAAATTCAAATCAAGGAAGTTACCAACCTTAAAATATAGATTTGCACGATCAGCAAGATTGAGATTAGAAATAGACTCATTAGAAATAGAGAAGAAGTCCTCGTCATTTAGTTCCTTATATCCATTGAAAAATGTTTTGGCAAGTCCCATGTACTTGCGCTTCATCAGTTTCTCAATACGTGCATCTTCAACTACATTGACAAACTGAGGTGGTACAGCAACTTTCTCCAACCAGTCCTCATCAGGAGTAAACAGTGCATGTCCAACTTCATGACCCACGAGGAGATCATAAACAGTATTGCTTGCCCTCTCCCACATAGGAAGAGTCAGAACACGAGTGTGAACATTGAAGCAAGCAGTCTGTATTTTCTTGTGCTCAACGATAAGATCCTCAGTTGCAAGGAGTTTGGCAAGTTGAGATTTGATTTCGTGTTTGACTGCCATGAATCCGTCTCAGATGAACCTATCATAAAGCAAAACCCCCCATCTCTGGGAGGTGATGTGCCAGTTCTACTACTGGTACAATGCTTCAAAATCTTTTCTATATGCCGATCTGATATTTTTTTCTAAATCTAAAGTTCTTTTAAGTTTATTTCCCTCATCTGATGATTTTGGATAAGTAACACTACTGTCATATTTTATATCAACTCCAACAATATTACTCAGCCATTCAAAAAATTCTTCTTCGACTTTGTTTTCAAATTTCCATGTGTGAGTTTGATTTGTCAAAAAATCAACTTGTGGTCTATACCAATTCCAAGACTCATCAAATGGAATATTTTGTATCATGGAAGAAAACATGATTGGGTCTTCCATTATTGATTGAATATCATCACCATAAACTCTTTTCAAGTAAACAGATCCAGAAATAAATCTTGATATTGGATTTCTCACAATAGAGAAATGTGGAATGTCTTTAATATCCAAATACTTTAGATAGTACTCCCTATGATAATGTGCGATTTCAAATCCATTCACAACAGACATCACACCTTTACCCGTATCAAGATGACTTTCTGCCCACTCAAATCCATTTTCTAAAAGACTAGATTCTACAAATCTTCCTGCTGTTCTTGGGATATGTGCAAAAAATATCTTTTTTCCAGTCTCAACATGTCTAAACGTTGGCATTATACCATCCTACTAAACCCTTTCACCTTATCAAAACGAATCACATCTGCAAACCTATCATGCAGAGATTCTTTATGAGATATAACAAAAATATTTGCGTCTTTGATTACATATCGAATAATCTTCAAAAATTCTTCTGTCCCAAATCCATCAAGAGAACTATCAAATACCTCATCCATAATCAATAGATTTGTATTGACAGAGTTTTTCATCCTTGCCACTTCTCTCCAAGTGAACAAGAGTGCTAGATCGATTCTCATCTTCTCTCCCTCGCTGAAAGAAGAATATGAAAAATCTTCATGAATAGGAGACTTGACGGTTTCGTTAAATTCTTCATCAAGAGAGAAGTTGATATAAAAGTCCATCAGTTGTAGATACCGATTGACTTGCTGATTTATCAGAGGTAGATACTTCTTAATGATTTTGGTCTTAACTCCACCGTCTTTAAGTAGACTATACGAAAAATCGTAATAGTTAATAGAGTCTTTATGTTGAGCGAGTTCGTCGTATGTAGTTTTTAAACTTTCTCTAAAGTTAGCTAACTTGTCATGCTCAGTATTTCTGTTTGCAAGTTGACCGGTAATTCTTTGAATTTCCGATTCCAGATCTCTGATTTGTCGTTGACATCCAGCGATCTTAATATTGTTTTGAGAAATGCCATGCGTTAGTGAAGTAATCTCCTTCGATAGATTAGTAAATTGACGCTCTCGCTCTTCTTCCTTTTTAATTGCCTCCTCCAGTTCTTTATAACCAGATTGCAACTCTTTTGCTTTAGTTTGAGCGTCTGTAATCCTATTTATTCTAAAGGTCTCTTCAATCGCTTGATCACATGTAGGACATACCGTATTTTCAGTAAAAAACTTATGCTCTTTGGTAATGGTAGATACTTTGTTTGAAATCTTTCCTTTTAGATTGCCAAGAGTGCGAAGTTTATTAGATGCTCCTGAATATTTTTCAAGTTCATTTTGAAGAGTTTCCAGGTTAGAATTTAAAGAATCGGTTTCATGCATGTATTCATTCTCTTCATTCAGAAGTTTCAGGATATTACTTTCCTTTTCTTTGATATTCTCCTTTCCACGATTTTCCAGTTCTTCAATAAACTGTTCTTGCATCTTTACCTTATCATTCAAGGATTCCTTTTTAAGTTCAAGAACCTTGACCTGCTCTCTGACTTGACGAATCTTTTCTTTCATCAAGTTATTCATTGAAGAGAAGATACGAATATCAAGAAGATCTTCAATCACCTCACGACGATTCGCAGCAGTAAGTTGCATGAATGGAACAAAAGTGCTACTACCAAGAATTACAATCTGAGTGAAAGATTTATAATTCATCTTGAGCACATTCTGCTCAAACCATTTCTGTTGATCATTAGCAGAAGCAGATTGATTTAGAAGATTACCGTCACGAAGAATCTCAAAGATATTTGGTTTGATACCTCTAATAACTTTCCATTTAGTTTTTCCAATAGAAAACTCAACTTCTACAACACAGTCTTTTTCATTAACTGAGTTTATAAGTTGAGGTTTGTTGATTTTACGAAAAGGTTTACCAAATAAAGAGAATGTAAGAGCATCAAGCATTGTACTCTTTCCAGCTCCATTTGTCCCAATAATAAGATTTGTTGGATGTTTTGTAAAACTTATTTCAGAAAACTGATTACCAGTTGAAAGAAAATTTTTCCAACGAATTTTTTCAAATAAAATCATGTGTAGTTTCTGGGGGAATCACAAGGTCATTTTCAGTTATGATCGCATATTTGTAGTTATGCATCTCACAAGTTTTTATCATCACATCATCTTCTATTTCTATGATATGCATCTCTGGACTTCCATCGTCCTCCAACATCATAGCATATCTCATGGCATCATCTTCACCCTTAAACAGATAAAGAATTTTATCCCCTTCTTCGTCTACTACAGAATACGCACCTTCCGTTTCTTTTCCATAGATTGTTAAGATGTACATACTAGATTAGTTCACATGCTTCTTGATAAGTTTCTCTCATGATACTTTGCAATCTAGACTTATCAAGTTTAATTTCTGCCTCCTGAATATATCTATCTAAAATAGAAAGAGTATCTTCTGATTCAAAGACTTCAAACTCTTCTGGATCATTGACTTCAAAGTTTTCAACAACTTTTAGTTCAGCAGCTGCATCTGTAACTTTATCAATAAACTTTTCAAACTTCTTGTTATCAGTCTTTTGGCGAACAATCACTTTTACAATCTTATTCACATATTCACGAACATCAAAAGTTTGATAACTGGTATCTTCGTAGTAGATGTTATAGAAAAGTTTGTAAGGATTATTGACCGGAGTGTGCTCCAGAGTTTCAGTATCAAAAATATGAAATCCACGAGCATCATTCACATCATTCCAGAACATCTCATAAGGATTTCCTAAGTAGAAGATTGTTCCATCATCTGACCTTGTATGGTAATGACCCGAGAATACTTTCTTGAAGTTCTGATATAGTTTGCTCTCCATACCATGCTCCATGACGACTCCTCTATGAGCTTTGAATCCTGAGAGTTCAAGGTGCCCCATCGCACATTTGCAAGATGTGTTTTTAATAAGTTTGAAAGTTTCTTCTTCATTGTCTTTATTAATCCAGGGAATAAAAAGTACTTTAAGATTATCTAGTTTTACTTCGGTTGCTTTAGAATATACAGTAACATTATCATACTCACGAAGAAGTAGATCTACAGCATTGACTTCGTTGGTGTTTTTATAATATGCTGTATGATTTCCAACAATAGTATGGACTTGAATACCCATACTTTCTAGACGATCATAGTAATTATCCTTTGCCCAAGCAAGAGCAGAGAAATCAATACCTTTGCGACTATCAAAAGTATCACCCATATCAACTAAAGTTGTAATACCATTCTCTTCTAGATATGGAAAAAATACATCATTGTAAAACTTTAGAAAATAGTCATGAAATAGTTTAGAGTTTTTTCTAGCACCAAAGTGCTGATCTGTAATGATTGCGAGTTTCATTTTTGTAAATAGAGGACTGCCTTAGTCAAATACTCAGTGTTATCAAAGAAGTGCCCCAGACCCCTATTACAGGTATCACAGAGTAGTCCTCTTACTTTACCACTTTTATGGTCGTGGTCAACAGAAAGAACACCTTTGCTGCTGACTGCTTCTGCTTTGCTGCAGATAGCACAGACCCCTTGTTGCTCCAACAACATAGCATCATAATCTTCTATAGTCAACCCATATATTGCTAACTGTTGCTTCCTATTACGAATCCTTTTTTCTTCTGGAGTAAGGGCATTATATTTCGCCCTGTTACACTCATTTACTCTTTTAGCATTATCTTTTGCCCACTGTTGGGTTTGACCTTGCTGGTTGCGTCTCTTAGCATTCTTTTTAGAGCAAGACACACAGTTGTGGTTGCCAGAAAGATATCTCTCTGTCTGTCCACAGTTTCTGCAAGGTTTACCGATAAAGGTAGTCATTCATTTTCTACAATCCTATTATTATTTATATAATAACATGATTACAGTAATCTTGCAACTCAACTATCTACTCCTAACTCCCTCTTGACTTCTCTCTTGATGATTTCTCGCTCTCTTTTTGCTTTTCTTTCTGCATCCATCTCTTGCCTCTTATCAGCAGTTCTCTGCCTATCAGCATCTCTGTTTGCTGCTAACTGATCTGCTCTTTTCTGGCGCATCTCATCGCGTCTTACATCAATATCCTCAATAAAGTGTTGGTAGGTTTTCATTTGACTTTTTTCAATATTTATCCTCTCAACTTACTGTGGACATTATCTTTGATTTGGTTATAGTCGGAATAGTTGGATCCGTCAAGAGTATTGTTATCATCAAACACTTCACTATATCCTGACTTCTCAATAATCTTATTCTTGATTTCTAACTGACGCTTTTCTCTTTGAATCCTACGGAGAAAAGCATAATGAATGATCTGTGTAAAGTAAGCAAAAGGATTCTGGGATTTCTCAGGATTAAAATTATGAATGTACTGAACGCAATTTTCGATTCCATCAGAGATCATGTCCTCTTTGAACATGTAGTTAACAAAGTTTGGTTTGAAAGAGAGATGATTAGCAATCTTCAGAAAACACTCACCAATATATCTTGGGATTGGTGGTTTTGTATCCCATCTCTTTGATCTATCCTCCTTTGTTGGTTCCCTACCATACTTCTTGATAAAGGCAGACTCTACATCATTACGATAAACGATCAATGCTGCTAAAAACTCTTTGTTGTTGACGTAATGTTCAGACCTCTTTCTCTTAGCCATACCAGAAATTATCATAAGTTTATCTCATATTATGTATAGATTATATCATCTGAAGAGAAACTTGACAAGTTCTCTAAATCTCTGTAGAATAACTCTGTTAGGGTTGATAAGGGAGGTATAGCTTAGCTTTGATTACTCTTATAGATCTTCTCTAAGATCTCTTTTGCATCATTTACATTACCAATACGACCCATCTTTCTATCAATAATGGATTCATTATTGTTTTTCTTATTTGATGATCTAACATAATCTTGATACATCATAATCATTTCAATATCTGTTGATTCAGACATAGTAAGAACATCTTCAATATTGATCATAAACATATCATCAGTGGTTGTTTTCAACCATGGTTCTACTTTGTATCCAGCAACTTTACCTTTACTCTTAATTTCATTAACAATAATTGGATTGGATATTAGTAGTAAAGTTCTATCATCTTCTTCAGAGGCTGCTACCTTTGCAAATATTTCTTCCCCTGTTTTTAATTTTACTGTTGCGTAAAAATCTTCTTCTATCATACCTTTAGTTGAATAGTGATTATCTCATAGTTAAAGTTTTCCTCATTATATGTTTTGATCCTTTCTATGAAATGATTGAGTGTATAGTTTCTTCTAGATTTTGATGAACAATCATCAGCAATATCGTACAAAGTTGCTTTTACTTTGTTTTTTCCTTTTCTAAGAACTCGTCCAATACTTTGAAGATTACGGATTCTGGACTTACTTGGAGAGGCAAAGATGACATTATGGAGATTTTTAATATTGATACCTGTAGAAAAAGTTCCATAAGAAGCAACAATGATTGCATCGTTTTCTCTTTCTGTAATTTCTCTAACTTTCTCTCTTTCCTCTGCGTCTATACCACCATACACAAAAAATACCTTACGGTTATTTTGCTTGCTATTATTTATCTGGTCATAAAGAACCTTACCATGTGCTTCTACTCTCAGAAAAAGAACAAGAGTATTGCCCTTGAGATCTAATGTAAGATTTTTGATAAAACGATTTCTTTGTTCATGTGAAATCAAATATTCAATTTCGTCATTATAAGTTTCAAACTTCTGTGGTGGATGCTTGAGAACAAGACATTGAATATCAAGTTGTGATAAATGTCCTTGTCTCATCAACTCATCAGTTCTTGTAACTTTATATGATGGGCCAAATAAACCTTCTAGAACCCACTTATGAGTTTGAGTTCCATCAAGTGTTCCTGTAAATCCAAATCTATATTTTGCATGATGTAGTTTAGTCATGATTTGAATCAGAGACTTTGATTTGAATAAATGTGCCTCATCACCTATAACCACTTCAAATCTTTCAAACCATGATCTCTCTAACTTATAGATAGACTGCCATGTAGTAATGACAATTGGACGATCATCATATTTCTCC